TGAATATTTCGTTGCGAAGCTGGTTGGGGTTCCTCTGACCATTAATCAGTTCTCCGCGCTCGTCAGCCTGGTATTCAATATCGGGTCTGGTAATTTCCAGAACAGCACCCTCAGAATGAAACTCAACCGGCGTGATTATCAGGGTTGTGCTGACAACTTCTGGCAATGGCGCAGAGGCGGCGGCAGGATTCTTCCGGGTCTGGTGAGAAGGCGCGAACTTGAAAAGCAGTTATTTTTATCCTGAACACAGCGTGTACATTTTTTGTACACAGTTTCTAACTGTATCTGACAGGAAATCCTGGTATTCTGCCGTTTTTTACCATATCTGACAGTAGGGACATACGTCCCGAACGATGTGCGCTACCAGACTGCGCCACTCCCCGACTCCTTGATATTAAAGGGTTTTTCCGGTTCCCCCTATTTTCTCCAATGTACACGGTGTGTACAAAAACGAGCCTAAATCTTCAGCTTGTTTGACCAGATTTTCGGGTCTTCCATGCCGGTAGACACGTTTGACGGTTTCAAAGGAGGTTTCGGTAAACTCTGAAATCTCCTCTATTCCCCAACCCTTCTGTGCAAGCCATGTTATGGCGGTATGTTTTAATATATGAGGACTGCACCACGGGACACCGGCCCTTTGTGCCGTCTTCCTGAATGCCGTTTTAATTGATTTTAATGGCTTCCCGCTCCACTCGATTACATAATCCGTTGTCGCCATGAGGTGCGCCTCTCTAAGGGCCGTGATTAATTCTCTGGTCATAGGAACGACGGATCGTTTCTTGTTGGTTATAAACATTTCGGGGTTGTGAAAATCAATCACTCCTGCGTCCATATCAACACGGTCCCATTCAAGATCGAGAATGGCGCCCTTTCTGGCCCCGGTTGTCATGGCAATTAAAATAAAGAGTTTTATATGCGGACGGTGCGCTGATCTTAATAAATTTATTCCCTGTTCCTGAGTGAGGAATTTATCCCTTGGTGAGGATTTGGGAGGTAGCTCGACCCTTGGCGCTTTATCAATCCATCCTCGCTTCTCAGCGAGCTTTAAAGCGGCCCTCAATTCCTCCAGTTGCCGTCTGTTGTTCTTACAGAGTCGCACATGGTCTTCCACTTGTTCGGGGTACTTATTGCCCCAATATTTCTTCAGGGCCATAGCGTGGTCCCTGAGGGCTTCAGGACGGGCAACGTAGGGTGATCTTGCCCTGACCCGTGCGTCCAGAAGCTCGCCGATTGTCTTCCCGGCGGGTGATTCCAGTGCGGCCCTGAAGTTACTTAAAAAGTCTTCCGCCGCTTCTCTGTCTGGAGTATGTGTAGAAATCCTGCGTGTTGTGCCGCGCTCCGTGATTCTGACGTACCAGTTTCGTCGTCCGGGTTCTTTAATAAGGCGCGGTCCTTGTGACATTCGGTTTTCTTTTTAAATTCTTCCAGGTGTTCAGGCCAAACTCTATAATGCCCGTTGAGAGGTTTGCAAGCATTCAACTGCCCCGTAGAGATCAAATTATAAACGGTCTGGCGTGAATAGCCCAGTTTTTCACAAACCTGTGGAATGGTAAAAGCCATTATCCCCTCAGATATTTTAGTAACTGCATGGCCAGTCGCCAGGCTGCGCCGGTACTTATTTGTTCGTGGAAAAGCTTCGTATTATCCTTATACAAAATCAAAAACAACTCGCCATCCTGTTCCCTGAAATTCGGGTAGATCAATGTCCCAACTCCGAGTTAAGTTTCACCGCCTGGTCGTAGGTCAGACAGCGCATTTCCCTGACCTCAATTAACTCCTTGCCTAGGTAATTCTTCACCGAAAGGGTTATCTGGTCATATGAGTTTGATATGCTTTCCATGCATAATTTGTGGTCATTGTAAGATTGTGTCCATTGAATCCAGCCCTCTGGAATTGTGCGGGTGGTAACGACCAGAACAGTAATGAAGAAGATTTTAATCATCAGAAAATGACCAGTGCGAAATATGTAATGGTGAAAAACAAAAACACACAGGCCCCTTCGAGAAGGGTCTGGATGATTCTGCCCCGGCGTCTGAATCTCAATAATAATAAATTCTCTATCATGAATAGACCTCCGCCAGTAATTCGTCTTTATCCATTCCCAGCATTTCCTCAATTGCCGCCGCAGCCTCGTCCATAAACTGCGAAAATTCCTCGTGGGTCATGTTTGCGAAAGCGAGGGATTTGGGGATTGGAATCACTTCCCCGTCTAAAAATTTGAACTTCTCAAAATATCCCAATCTTACGGTCAGGGCGTAGCGGAACATTTCAAGCGTGGGGTAATATTCCTGATTATCGAAAGCCCTGTTAAGGAGCGCGAAAAACAGTCTGTGTTGTTTGACTGACCTTCTTCGGGGGTCTTTCACGTCAACTGTCACAATCTCACCTGTTCCGATTTTGCCTAAGACCTTAAAGGCGGTTTCAGAGTCGGGCTTCAGACCGCCGAAGTCTTTTCTCATTAAGACTTCAACCATGAATCCCTCTGACGTATATGTCGGCGTTTGCCCAGGCCTGTCCGGCATTATCGAAGCGGTTAAAAATATCCCACAGACCTTCGGTGATTTCCCTGGGGTTGAGACCTTTGGACTCCCACCAAAGCTCCTCACCACGACTATGTTGCTCTGCATGGCAAAGGGCGCAAAGTGGAGCGGTGGCTGAATCAGGCGGTTTTATTCCAATTCCACAAGGCGCGATGTAACGGACATGGGCGGCTTGAATGTTTTGATTTGTCTTGCACACGACGCAAGGCAGCGTCCGAATGTATTTTAAATATTTCGGCATTCTTTTGAACTCTGTCTTGCGTATCATGTTCATTAAAATGGAATCTCGTCGTCAAGCTCGTTGGAAACGTCCGCATGAATTCCGTCGTCTGGCTGCATGGGTTGTCTATCGTCGTAAATGTCGGACATTCTCAGGCTTTGAAACTTGCCCTTGGTGCCGGTTTTCGTCCATGCTCCAAGCTCCAGCTTTTCGCCCGCTTTTATATCCCTGTGGGCGATAATGTACCCGGTAGCGTCGGGATGGTTATCGGCGTTTTTGTATTGGTTTTTGAAAAGTGACCCGTCGCCAGGTTTAGGTTCGTAAGCCATTTTTATTTCTCCAGTTTTTCTAAAGCAGTTAATTTGTTTTCAAGTTCTCCGATAAAATCAGCAACCATTGCCCGAATTTCATCAAGCCGTTCGTCGTCCCGCTCAAACCTTCTGACGAACAGTTTCAGGTTTTCAGGCATGCGTGGGTCATAGGAAACGAATTCGACCCATTTCCTGCCAGTACACTCAAGTTGCCACAGCATTTGAGTTTCGTATTTTTTGGGAATTTTCTGGTCCAGAAGTGTCTGGATGTGCGTGGACGTGTTTGGACATTTAATCTCTATTAAGCCGTCTTTTCCAACCAGGCCGTCCGGGCTTGCCCCGCTTTCGAGCTTCTGGTGTTTGACGAATCCGATTTCCTGGACATTCTCATTTTGGTAAAATTCATAAGCCGTGCGGGCTTCGTCTTCGTGGTCTGTCCCCCACTGCATTGCAGAATTGGTATAACTGTCTGCGACCTCGCCCGTTAGTCTTTCAGCGATCAACTGCGCCATGTAATTAGCGCGGCTAGCGCCCCAGCCTGATTTGGTTTTAGCTATAACGTCGGAGACGCGGGAGGCCGTGACCTTGCCGCAGCGAATCTTGAACCACTCGTCTGATCGTTGTTCCAGACTATCCATATCCCCTCTCCTGTAAGTCCTTGGCGATGTTGTTATTTCCCCTGGCTTTTTGTTTCAACCTGGCTTTTTTCTCCAAAGACGTTTTACAAGTCACAAATTTCGCCGCTGGCATTTCCGCAACGGAGGAGATTTTGTGATGTTTACAAAATTTTATTGTGTCGGTTTTTGTGTCCTCAATTAATTTCTGGATCTCTTTTTTCTGTTTGGCGGTTATCTTTTTAATAATTTCTTCGGCGGCATTCCCGTCGTCGTCCGTTTCAACATCACCTTCCAAGCCTAGAATGCTCTGGATTGTGTAACGTCTCATGTAAGTAATTGCCGACCCTGTCTGCTGGGGAGTCCCAACTGGAAGAGGTATAGCAGACCGTAGATATTGCCCGCTCTCATGGAAAAGCGTGGCGACGATCTCAGTGCCGTTTCCATTGTTTAAAATTTGGTGAGTAACGTCTAAACCATTCCCAGCTAGAGCGCCTCCGCAAGCGTTCCAGATGTCGTCTAATGTTGAATACTTACTTTTAAAGTGCGGATTAATCCCGCTTTTCTCTAGCTTCTTGAAACTGGACCTGGCAGCAATCTTGGCTTTCAGAACTTCGTTAATCTTATCGGATTCCATCTGCATCATACTCCTCCCACCCCAGGGCGAACAATTGACGCCATTTCTTGAAAATATGTGTCCCTACCACGGATTGCCTCCTCTAAATCATCAAGAATTAATCCGGGGTCACGCTTTCGGATGTCGTTTTCAATTTCCGCAGAGAATCGCTCCGCTGGAATCCACTTGTTTGAATCCTCGCCAATAGTTTGTATGAAAATTTCTACGTTGTTTTCATGGCCAACGTTAACCCTGCATTCCATTTCTGCGACGAAATGCCCTCCGACCTTCGGGTAGTATGTGTAATAAAACATGAAATCCTATCTCCTCATTAATTTCGAGAAGATAAGTTTTATTCACTAATATGTCAAGTTTTAATTGATATTGTCGTCTATTATTATTTTAGTTTCGTAAAGTTTATAATGTCAGCCCCAGTGTTATGAAGCTGTTCTTCGTCCCCGCCGTCTAAAGCCCGTTCGTAGACGGTAGTTATAATTTTCGCCATTAGCTCTGGCTCGACACCAAAATTCAATTTCCGACATTTCTCAATTGAAATCCGCGCAGCCCGTTCCAGTAACTCCAGGTCAATATCGGTTTGGCTCGACCTGTGTTCTCCAATCATGATGTATTCTGGAGAGGTTCTGAGTGTGCTGCACAGACGCATCAACATAACACTGTTAGGTGTCATTTCCCCCTTTTGCCACTGAGAGACGGTTTGACGGGATACACCGATGCTGTCCGCCAGTTTCTTGGCACTAATGTCCAGGTCTTTGCACAACTGGTGCAGTCTCTCACCCATCTTTTTTGGGTCGTGTTCCATATCCACCTTTTTTGTCATTATTAGTTGTTTTGTTAATGCAAACTTAACATAGGTGCAATGCTTAAAGTTCAATTAAAACTTGACAATAAAGTATTGTTTAGTTTACGAATGTAACCATGACTGAAATTATTACACAAATTTGTAAACCTAATGGTGGGGTCACTCATATTGCGAAAGCACTGGGGATCTCCCGTCAGGCAATATATCAGTGGAAGGAAATTCCGCCAAAGCATCTGGTCGCTCTTGAGAAAATCACGGGCGTTCCACGGGCCGAGATGAGGCGGGATTTGTATGAGTAATCTCGATTTATTTGAGAGATACCCAAACGTTCCAGGTCATCGTGGAATTGATACCTCTATTCATGCGGCGGAGAGTATAAAGCCGAAAAGCAAAATTCTCCGCCAGACGGTATTAGACGCCCTCTTAGATTACGGCCCTATGTCAACCTTGGAAATCTGCATGGTGACACATGAGGAATACTCAAACATCCAGCCCCGAACCTCAGAGTTAAAGGCTAAAGGAAAGATAGAAGATACTGGAATCCGCAGGAAAACACCATCTGGAAAATTGGGGATAGTCTGGGGGTTGGTCTAGTGTGTTTCAGGTCCTGGATCTTTTCTCAGGTATTGGCGGCTTTTCTTTGGGGCTGGAAAGAACGGGCGGCTTCAAGACTGCCGCGTTTTGCGAGATCGAGGAATTCCCCAGAAGGGTTCTCAAAAAGCACTGGCCTGACGTTCGGATCTATAAGGATGTACGAGAGTTAAATGCCCAGCGCCTCGCAGACGATGGAATTATTCCCGACGTTATCACTGGGGGATTCCCCTGTCAGGACATCTCCGTGGCGGGGAAACAGGGCGGCATCGAAGCAGAAAGATCAGGACTCTGGGGTGAACTCTGCCGACTTATTGGCGACATACGACCGCGCTTCGCAATCGTGGAGAACGTCGCAAACTTGCTTTCTGGCCCTAGCGAACAGCGAGGGGGATGGTTTGGAAAGGTTCTCGGAGACCTGGCCCAGATCGGGTTTGATGCGGAATGGGAAGTCATATCGGCGAAAGATGTTGGATGTCCCCACCTCAGAGAGCGGGTCTGGATTGTGGCGAACGCCGGATGCAAACATGGGGAATCGGGGGCCGAAGTCGACGAAATTTTACGAGGAGTGTCTAAGAACGGGGAAGTCAGCGGTCGTGCTGAACGACCAAGTAAGACACAATTTGTGGCCGACGGTAGAAACAAACTCTGGTCAGCTAAACCCCGACTGGGTCGAGACTTACTTGATGGGGTATCCCCCTGGATGGACGAGCCTGACATCCCCAGAGTCGGAGTCGGAATCCCCGACAGAAGCAAAAGACTCAAGGGAATCGGAAACGCAATCGTGCCTCAAATCGCAACCCTTATCGGACAGGCAATTTTAGATGTCTAAGTACAGGAACATTAAAACTGAGGTGGACGGGATTATTTTTGATTCCAAGGCTGAAGCCAAGCGGTATGCGGAACTAAATCTTCTGGAAAAAGCCAATGAGATTTCCGATCTCAGATTACAGACTGAATTCGACTGTGTAGTGAACGGCCAGAAAATCTGCACGTACAGGGCGGATTTTGACTACTGGATCAGAGAGGAGTTTTCGCCCGATGACAAGTATGTCGTTGAGGACGTAAAGGGATTCAGGACCCAGGTCTACAGGCTCAAGAAAAAACTGGTCGAGGCTCTCCACGATATTGAAATTCGCGAGGTCAAGACATGAACTGCCCCAAGTGTCATGGCAAGGGCGTCATTCCGATGAACCGGCTTGATCATGCCCGCGTTGAGGGAGCGGTCGGCAGCCGTCTGGTTCCCTGTGACTATGAAGGTTGTCATGCCGGTCATACGCATTGCTGCGACGGCCTGGAAGAGGACGAGTGGACTCTTGAATACCGCTGGGTAGGCCATAACGAGCCGATCCCCGAAGGGTTCAAGTTGGCCAATGAAAAGCAAAGCCACCATTCAAGGCATTCCAGACTGGTGGTGAAGGAATATTTATGAAGTGGTCTGAACAAAAAGAAGCGGAATTAATATCCCTCTGGAAAACAGGTCTGACCTTCAGGGAGATAGGCGAAAGACTTGGAATGAACCGCTGCATGGTGGCGGGGAAGCTCTCCCGCATGGGATGAGAAGGAAATTAAAAAGTTCATGGGGGGTGCCGGTACGACCTTATGAAAAAAAAGGCGATTGGGAAAAAAGGGGAAATTTTAAATTCTGCCAATGGCTGGAAGAGGAATTCTGCCATACCCCGATTAGCCTTAACCGGAGTTTTGCATTTTGTGATCACCATATAAAAAAGGTAATGAGGCAGGGAGTAAACAATGACAATATTCAGTGAAAGAGACGCAGCAACTTATTTTAATATTAAGTTTAAATATCCACGGGTACACGAGCCGTTGAAATCGGTCAGGCGGGTTGTTCAAAATGAATTTAACCTGACGAAAAAACAGATGTGCGGTCGTCAGCGCAACAGAAATATTAGCTGGCCTCGCTTCATTGCCTGGTGGCTTTCCACCGAGGTCACCTACAGTAGTTTTCCTGAAATTGGCCGGGCTTACAACGTTGACCACACCTCCGTAATGCACGGCGTTAAGCGGGTGAAAGAGTGGGAACATGCCAATCCTGAGTGGTGGGATAAGGCGCAGGAAATAAGAGGAGAATTTCTGTGAGTACCCTTCCGTTCATGCCGTTTTTTGTAGGGGATTATATTGCCGACACGCCTGAGTTATCAATCGAGGCGCATGGAGCTTATTGTCTGATTCTTTTTTATACCTGGAAGGGGAGGAGGTTTCTAGAGGACGACGACAAGAAAATGTGCCGTGTTTTACGGGTTGAAAGCAGGAAATGGCAGCGCATAAAATTAGAGATTTTACCCTACTTTGATTTGTCCAATGGAACATTTTTTCAACAAAAATTAAACGAAATGCTTGCAGAACGCGAACAAAATTCCAACAGAAACCGAACAAATGGACGACTTGGCGGCATAGCTAAATCTTTGAAAAATAAAGATACCACCCTAGCGAACGCTACGAAAAATTCTAGCATACTAGAACTAGAATCAGAATTAGAATCAGATAAGAAAGAAATATATAAAGAAAGGTTTGGCGCTTTCTGGGAACAATATCCGAGGAAAGTCAACAAAGCGAAATCGTTTAAAGCGTATCTGAAAGCAACTCAAAATTTTACGCATCAAGAAATTTTACACGGTCTGCTGAAATATAATTTTAACCCAGACCCTAAAATGATCCCCCACGCATCAACATGGTTAAACGGAGAACGGTGGAATGACGAACCAACTGACTACGCAACCAGAACAAACGAATCTTCCAACGCAATGGAAGCGTACCAAGATTTCATTTCTCGAAGAGAAGCTGTCTCCTGATTTTGATTTTCAAGGATTTAAATTTAACCGCAAGGTGACGGTGGCTGAACTTAACAAAGCTCTTGAAGAAATAAAATCGTCGCTGATCCCTGCGAGTGACAAGGAGATAGCTGGAGAACTATTAAAATTAAGATCTTTAACTAAAACCAGAAATGAAGGCAAAAACGACATAAGAATAATGATGGAGAGTTACGCGGAGAAATTTAGGGAGTACCCCAGAGATGTTGTGCTGGAAGTTCTAGGAATGGCACCAGGCCGGCATAAATTCTTTCCCGCATGGGCTGAGTTAAAGGAAGAACTTGATTGGCGGTCTGGATACGCCAAGGAAGCGGTAGCCACAATCGAGGGAAAGATAATGTCAAGGCGTTTGCAAGAATTGAAATGATTGATATTTCAGAACAAAGCCAGCAAGCCTATCAATGGGCGACCAGGGAAACATTAAAAAAGGCGCGGCGTGATCCTATTTTAGTATGGGCTGAAAATAAAAAGCTCAATTCAGTCCTGCAGGAATCGGTCTGGGGGATCAGGAGGGCGGTCAAGTATATTCGCAGCGAGGTTGATTTTCAGTCCCTGGATTATGCCACTCTCGATTGTCCGAGGGGCCGGGGAAATACGAACAATGAGAGGGAACCCAAGGACGTCAGAAGATATTTAATCTGGTCTAGCGGGGTGCTGGGCCGGTTCGGTTCGAGGGGATTGAACATGATCGTCAACTGTATCGTGGAGGGAGACGAGTGCGACTGGGGTTTGTTTTCATCAACTATCAAGGATTATTAGGTTCGGGCGCGTTCAATCACGGCGCGGGAGGTCGTTAAAGGGTTTGAGCGGTGCGCCCACCGGGGACGGTTCCAGACCGCTCAATCCATTCCCATGAGGTGAAATGTCGGCACTGCTTTGTCTAGCGTTGAATGTCTATTTCGAGGCCAGGGGTGAAGCTACCCTCCTGTCAATGGCTGCGCCCTCATTTGTCGTATTGAATCGGGTAAAGGACGACCGCTACCCGAATGATATTTGCTCCGTGGTTAAACAGGCTAAAACCTGGCGTGGCAATCCAATTAGGAATCAATGCCAGTTCAGTTGGTATTGTGACGGTCTTAGTGACAGACCATTGAATAAACCGGCTTTTGAATTTTCCATGCTGATAGCGCGGCTGGTCATGGAAAGGCGTATAGAGGACGTGACCGACGGGGCGACTCATTACCACGCTGATTACGTCAAGCCGGAATGGAAAATCTATAAAACCTTCACGGCGAAGATAGGGTCTCACCTTTTCTACAGGTGGGAACGCTCCTGAAACCTGTCAATTTTTCTTTACTTTTCTGTCATATTTAGTTGACTATCCGTTAGTGCTAACGTATACTATCTTTATTGAAATAAGGAGAAAGAAGATGACTAAATTAACTGATATTAAATTACACTCTAGAATCGAGAATTCTATAAAAAAACACACAGCATTCTGTGGTGTGTTTCCTGAGGATTTTGATAAATGTGACATTAAACTTGTCTCCAGAGCCTCTGGAATCAAGGCGAAATATATTTGGGACTACTGGAATTATTGGTACGAGAACGCAGCCTAGATTTGGCTAGTGCCGCTTAATTTTGTTTTAAGGTTATGAGAAAACAACGGAGAAAACAGATGACTAAATTAACTAAAACACAGAACAACGGTTTGCAGGAATTATTGAGGAGAGGCGGCGTGGTCCCTAGCAGCGAGTGGACCACAGGAATCGGACGCCACACAAAAAAGCGAATGATCCCGCCGTTTTGTGCAGAGCTATACGCAGAGAATTGGTCTGCTGGTAAAAATCTAAGGGGAGAGATTGGGCGTGCTTACAAAAAACTGAAAACCGATAGACCTCGAATAAAACTAGTCGTCGCCTGTAATCAGTTGAGGGCTGCCAGGGCGGCTATAAATGGGTAGGTCCCCATTGGAAAACGCAAAGGGTTCCGCTGAGAGAGTGCGGGACTTTGTGAGACGGCAGAAGAGGAAGGGGTGGGTTAGGAAGTTTGTATGGATACCCAACACCCTGGAAGCCAATCAGGAATTGAAGGAACTAGAGAAGAAACTACAGGAGAAGGGATAATGATTAAATGGAACGAGATTAAATACGATTTGATTGGTCAAGACCTGGAGAGTTACGAGGGAGAACCCGGATATTGGAATGCAGACCAGACAACATTGCCGCCTGTGGGAATGAGTGTTTTGTTTTATTTCCCGCCTTACAAGCAAGGAGAACAATCGGGCGTTTATTACGGGTATTGGATAGACGAAAAAGAATGGAGTGATGATTACCCACCCCATATTATTTGGTATGCGCCGAACCCAGAAGACAAACGATGCGTATATACTGACGTTATGCTTGGCAATCACGTCACTCACTGGGCTGATATTGATCTGCAGAGTGATGATTACCCACCCCATATTATTTGGTAGAGGAATAAATGGACATACTTGATATAATAGCGGTTTTGGTTGATGTATTCCTTCATGTGCTATGAAAAAGAAGGGGCGTGATCCATCGTGGAAACTGCGCCATGCTTTGGGTCACAAGGTCGAGCCTGACCTGAAGAAATACAGGCGGAAGGTCAAGCATAAGAAAAAAGTAACCTGGAATGATTCTAAACAGTTGACAGAAGTTTCAGAATAACATAGTTTCGTGCCTGGACCCGTGTGCCTAAATGGCGGC